ATGCAATATATGCATTTTGATCCTGATAAAAATGAATATGTTAATAGGTCAATTATAGTTAAGAACTGGAAAGAGGAAGCAATTGATATGCTTGGTGGTACTAAGTGTGGTAAGGTTGCTTATAAAGATAAAGACTCTTTAAGTCCTGAACAACAAGCAGTTCAAAGAACTATAAGATGTTATAAACTAATCTATGGTTTATTATCATTTGATGGTGTTAAAGCTGATGGTACAAAACATTCTATAAAAAATATGCCTATACTTTATAGAGTAACTGGTACTGCCTTTACACCTGTAAGTACTGCATTAGATAAACTTAAGAAGTTAAGAAAGCTAATGTATAATTGTACACTAACATTAGAAACTGTTAGACAGAAAAAAGGTGGAAATACCTTTTATGTACCTGAGATTACTGTAAATACAAATGCTAATCTTCAGTTATCACAAACTGATATGGAAACATTAGCTGTATTTCAGGACTCAATAAATGCAGAAAATGAGGAAGTCATAGCATCTTACCGACAAGCTAAAACAAAACAAGCTAATGGCGATGATGCTAAGTCAGCTCAAATTATAGATGAGATGGACGATAAACTTCCTGAAGATGTATTGTCATCATAATGAGTAGCATACTTCATAAAGTACAAAGCTACTTAGAGAGTGTATCTAAGAATCCTGTACCAATTTCAGAAGAGTTGGTGCAGGAGTTTGGTGAGGCGTGTAAAAACGCCTTACGCAAACAGTTTACATATAAGGAAGATGTAAAGTTTGAACCACGAATGTCAAATATTGGTAGACCATTATGTCAATTACAGATGGAAGCTAAAGGTATTAAAGGAGAAGGCATGCCTTATAATGCTAAGATGAGAAATACATTTGGAGATTTGATTGAAGCTTTAGCAATATTTGTTTTAAAATCTGCAGGAGTAAAAATTGATAGTGAACAAAAAGAAGTTGAGTATAAGTTTGAGAATGAATCCATTAAAGGAAGACTTGATGTTGAGATTGATAACAAGATATGGGATATTAAAAGTGCATCACCTTTTGCCTTTGAAAAAAAGTTTGGAGAGGCAGGTGGATTTAACGAAGTTATAAAAGATGATTCCTTTGGTTACGCATCACAAGGTTTTCTCTATGCTGAAAGTGAGAGAAAATCTTTTGGTGGGTGGATAGCTATAAATAAATCTACTGGTGAGTGGGCTATATGTGAAACACCACAACTAGATACTGAATATAAAAACATAGCTATTAAAACTGCAATAGATAATTTTAATGCATTAAAAACTAACACACCATTCAAAAGATGTTTTGAACCTATTGTAGAAACATTTAGAGGTAAGCCTACTGGCAATAAAATTTTGGGTACGGCTTGTTCGTTTTGCCCATACAAACTTCCTTGTTGGGGAGAAGGATTGCAGTTGCTACAACAACAGCAGTCTAAAGGTAAAAATCCTAAATGGGTTTGGTATACTGAAGTTAACAATCCTAAAGTCAATGACGCAAATTAGAAGTCGTAAAGCTAAAGGTAGAAAGCTACAGAACTGGGTGAGAGACAGTTTGAGGGGTCTGTTTCTTACCCTTACCGATGATGATATTAGAGTTGCTATTATGGGTGAATCAGGTGCTGATGTAAAATTATCTGCTAAAGCATTAAAGTATTTTCCATATGATATTGAATGTAAAAATACTGAAGGATTTAAAAAAGTATATGATGCATATGAACAAGCTGATGGTCATGGTAGTAATGAACCAATTGTATTTTTAAAAATGAATAGAAAAAAACCATTAGTAATACTTGACGCAGAATATTTTTTAAGATATATTAATACTACAATTTTAAAACAACCAGTACAAGTAGAATTTAGTAATGAAAAAAAATAAAGATACAACTGCATTTAAAAATGCTATAAAAGTTTTAATCACACCTTGGGAAAAAGGTTTCACTTGTGGAATTGTAATGGATGCTACAACACAAATGACAACAGAAGAATATGAATTATGTTCAACCATTGCTCGTGGTATGATTAAGATGGCAACAACTGATCCCCATACAACATTCATATATGGATTAAGAGGTTTTGCTGACGATAAAAAAGAAAATCAAAATGATCTCACAATAAATTCTGTAGCGGAGTTTGAAAATGGAGATAACATTGTTGATTTTATTGAATACTTAAAACAAAAAAAAGATAAGGAGTTAAACTAATGGCGACACACGTTGTAATAGGTGACCCTCATTGCACACCTCAAGCAAGCAATGAAAGATTTCTGTGGGTAGGCAGACTAGCCGCAGATGTAGGAGCAACCCATCTTATATGCATGGGAGACTTCTGTAGTATGGATTCATTATCTTCATATGATAGAAAAAAGAAATCATTTGAAGGCAGAAGATACCAAAAAGATATGCAACATTCCCACGAGGCACTATCTTTAATTAACAAAGGCTTAGGTAAACATAGTCCTAGAAAGATAATGCTTCATGGTAATCATGAAGATAGAATTGCTAAATTTGTAGATGAAAATCCTGAATTAGATGGAACATTAAAAATTAGTGATCTAAAATTTAAAGAGTTTGGTTGGCAGGAAGTACCATATAAAACTAATAAAGTAGTTAATGGTATTTACTATGCACATCATCTTCCATCAGGAGTTATGGGTACTGCTATCTCTGGAGAGAATATGGCTAGAAGTATTTTAAATAAACATAAAGTATCTGCAACAGTAGGCCATAGTCATTTATTAGACTATGCTATATCTACTTTACCAAATGGTAAAAAGTTGCATGCTTTATCTGCTGGCTGTTATCTACATCACAAAGAACATTATGCTAAAGATACTCAGCACTTATGGTGGAGTGGTATCATTATTAAAAGAGAAGTTAATAATGGTAGTTATAATCTAGAGTGTATGGAGTATAATACTGTAAGGAGATTATATGGTAAAAAATAAAAAAGATGATGAGGTTAATTCACCTAAGCATTATAAACAAGGTAATAGAGAAACAATAGAAGTTATTAGAGATTATATGACTGATAATGAATTTACTGGATACTTAAAAGGTAATATTATAAAGTATGTTGGTAGATTTAAATTTAAGGGTAAGCCATTGCAAGACTTACAAAAAGCAGAATGGTATCTTGAACGCTTAATTAAAGAGGTAAGAACATGGGAGCTATAAAACAAGCTGTTATAGAAGTTGAAGATTTAGTGTGTATGTGTTTGAGAGAAGGCAGAACATTAAATCAAACAATCAGAGATCTAAAAGAAATCTTTGATAATAAACAAACAGATAATACTTATTTATTAGATGCAGATTTAATTGAATCTAAGTATTATCAATTTAGAGGAGAAAGGTAAATGGGTAAAGACGAGAAAGGAAAAAAAGAAAACCCTCGTACATATCTACTTACATCAGATCAATTGATGATGATAATGAGATACTTGGCTAGTAAGCCATATGCAGAAGTTGCTACAATAATGAGCATGTTATCTACATTAGTTCCATTAGATCCTAGAATAAGTGCTGACTTTGTTAAAGGAGATTCTGATGGAAAAGAATAATATAGAAAAACATACTGGTCTATTATTTGAATTAAAGATTGGTTTAAATAAAGACAATATGGTAGTGATTGATTATGGTGGAAAGCCTGTTGCAAAAATAAGAGAGGCATTAAAAGAGTATAAGTATCATGCTAATTTGTGTGCAGCTATTATTAATCATGCTAATTCTGTTGGCAAGCAATTAGAAGAAGATGTTAAAAAGTTAATTCAAAAGTTATAATGAATCCTAAACAATTAAAAAGACTAAGAAAAAAGGCTAGAGAGATTTTTTTACAATTTATAAAAGAGTCTCTCTCGCTTGAGAAACAAGCCAACATTACAGATGAGAAAATTAATTTCCTAATTAATAATCCTAGTTATGAATGGCATGGGAGAACATTAAAATTACAAGAGTGGTGCTATCGTTGGATAATACAAACATTAAAAAAGTATCCTTCATTTACTATAGAAGATTTAAAAATTTATGTTAAAAAATATTAGATATTACATTTGGCACAATCCAATTATGGATAAACTAGAGTCAATAACTAGTAAGCTAAATAACTGGTTTTGGCATAAAAGATGGGGTGATAGAAGCCTATATCGTAGATGCCAAAAAAAAAGACACCTAGGTGATTAACCTAAGTGTCTTGTGTTGTCTGCCTGCGGGGAGTCTTAATGGCTCCCCTTTTTTATTCTAGCAATTCCATGCTCTAAGAGCTTTATTAATTCTTGAATTAGGATCATTAGCTGTCTTAGAGGAAGTTAATTTTTTCTTCATGCCTTTCATACGAGCACAAAAGCTAGCTCTTCTTTTATTGCCAACTACTTTACTAGGTGCTTTTAAATTACCACCTGTTGCTCTATTATATGATGCACGACCTTTAGCATTTAATCCGCCTGCGGGATTTTTGCCTTCTTTACGTTGCCATGCTGGTGTCTTTGCCATATTATATATTCCTATAAAGTTTTACTTTTTTTGCAATACCTTTTGGTTGCTTCACAAACTGTTTGCCCTTTCTTGTTCCTTGGCGTTTTGCTTTTGTCGTTGCCGCATATTCCGCAGATGATAGAGCTTTGATTGCTTTCTCTGGTAAATATCTTTCTCCAGTTTTGCTCGAAGGCTTTCCAGATTTTGTTCGCCACTTTTGTCTTGTCCATGCCTGTAAACTTTTTTGACTTTTTGCTAAAGCCATATAGACTCCTATGTAAATTGTTTAGGTATATACTCTTCTTCTACATTAATAGTTATACCTACAGAACTATTAGCACTTGCTAATCCTCTGATCTTATCATTTTTTAATAACCATAATGCTTCAGTTACTTGTATGATAGCATTAGGTTTTAGTGTTGTCTGTTCTGTGATTGTATAATAAGTTGTTGAAACACTATCATACCAATCTAAACTAAATGTAACTGTACTGCTTGTTAAATTACTTATAAATATACTTTTAATATTAGCTTCATGATTTGCAGGAACAGTATAAATATCCTGATTGCTTGTAGTTAATTCTAAACCAACTGTTCTTTTTTTTGTTATCATGTTAGCCATTTGTCGTATCGTACCATTTTATTGAACCAATAACACCATCATTATTAGATGCACCTTTAGCACATAAAGTTAGTGTGTCAGATACACCTGCTATTGTTTGCCCAAGTTGATATTCAAAATTAAAACCATCTCCAAAGTTTTCAATAGAAACCCCTTTACCAGATAAATAAGTTCTATTTATAATAGTCCCACCTGTAATAGTTGTAGTACCAGTTAAGTCATATTCTAGATTATCAGAATAACTTGTGTATGAAAACGCTGTTGAAGGAGTTGCGTTTTGTCTTAACTGTACTTCAAAATCAGAGTTAGATACAGCAGAAGCTATAAAACCTTGAGGAATAATAAGTGCATAAGGTCTTCCTGATTTAATTCTAATGGTTCCTAAATTATAAAATGTACCAGCTGTTGTTAAAGTAACTCCAGCTAATGAAGCAGTTCCAACTGATTGAATAACTCCTTGTGGAGAATAGCCACCTTCAATCATACAAGAAGAACATACTTGTTGTAATACGGCTGCTCCAGATATGGTTCCTGTCGTTTCTATTTCATATCTTATTGGTAAATTTGCAGTTTGCATATAAACAGTTGATAAATTATTTGCATTTAAAAACGTATGTGCTGTAATAAATTTACCATCTATTACAAAACCAACTCTAACGGATCCCATACCCAACCATTCATAATCCGTAAATAAAATAGTTGCTTTAGTTGGATCGAGTGTATAGCCAGAAGCTCCTGTACCATCTAATTTATCACCATTCCAAGCTGACTGTGCAATTGGATCATCAACACTTGAACCTGATGTATAACTTCTTCTTACAATTTGATAACCTGTTCCAGTGTCTTCAAAAAAGATTCCATTGTTTGCATCAAAACTTCCAACACGTTGTTCTAATCCAGATTCTTGTGCATTCATTACAAATGTATTAAATATAAATAATGACTTACCTGGTTGATAAGACATAACTCTTTTTGATTGTCTTATGACTTTATCGCCACTAGCTGTAGTTACATTTAAATTAACTGTAGATTTATTTGCGGTATAAGTATCTGTTCCTGAGCCAGTTAATGCTTCATCAAAGAGATTGTTCTTTGACATTACATTTGTACTATCAAAAATAGTAAATGGATTAGATACTCTTAATCTACCAAATGCATCATAGGCAGTACTATTTTGACTACCTATAATATTATTTTCTACGTATGTTAAATGTGGATAGTGGGTGATTGCCATTATCTATATCCACCTCCAGCAGCTTTGTATTTCTTAGCTAGTAACTGAGCTTTTCTTGCTGACCATTGTCCAGCTTTAGTTCCTTGAACAGCTGATGATTTTATTTGATTAAATAATTTTTTTCTTAATGCTGGTTTTGTGTAGTTGCCTGCTTTATTTACACTACTTTTTGCCATTGTTTCCTCTATTATTTATTATATTTTAATATGCCGCCTGCAATATCTATTAAGCCTGTTTCTCTATTTAGATATTTATATTCTATTTTTGTTATCTCAAAATCTTTTTGAATCTTCTTACAAATACTTGTCTCATCAAATTCACCACAGCTATACACATCAAATTGCATTAATGCAGGATTAACTTCATCCCAGACATGCATTACTATATGTGATGTTTCAATAATAGCTGCCCCTGTAATTCCTCTGTTACCTGGTACGTCATGGTAACGAACATATGGGCCCATTAATACTTTCATATTAATAGACTCAATAAAATCTTTAAGCCATTCAGTTAGTATTTCTTCGTCCATGGGTGGTCTTATGGCTTCTGCCCTAACAATTAAATGCTTATGTACTAATAAATTATTTTTCATTATATCCCCAATATATTAATAATATAACAATTATAACTGCTAATCCAAGGGTTTCCATTATTTAGGTTTAATTATTTTTTCAATTGTTAAAGTACCATCAATATTTTTTGTTACTTCGGCTTCTACTTCTCCACACATAAATTTTTTATTTTCCATACTTAGATTTCTTTCTGCTTCTCTCTTGTGTTTTAAACAATCAGATATAGAATTTTGAATCCTATGTTCAATTAATTGTCCATTAATAAATAGACATAAAGCTATTACAAAACTTGCTCCCATTATACAAATCTCCCTTTATTTGTGCCTCTCTTAATCATATATTTAGATGTACCGTTAGCACCTATATTAACTTCTTTT